ACCATCCTTCTAACAAGAATAAGGCAGGTGCGTAATGAAAATCTCCAACACGAAGGTTGCTGGTCTTCCTGATTGCGATGCCTGCGATGGTCGCTGGCAGGCGATCTACAAGCGTCAATATCAACATCCAAATGGCGAGCGCTACTGGATGAATATGTGCGTCTTCTGTCTTCCTAAACATTCCGAATTTGAGGTGAAATAAATGGGTGCAATGAAAGCAATTTATACGGATGTCTGCGATGCGATGTATACGGCTTCGCATAATCTCCTAGAAGCCGTCGAGTCTGGGGATGCCGATCTCATGGAGGCGGTGCTGGTGAATACTCTGGCTGGTCTTCCTTCTTATCTCGAGGCGCTAAGGAGCACGAAGTGAAAATGGATCCGAAGTTTGTGCGTCGTCGTCGCGCAGTGGCGATCGTGATCGGCTTGCTCGTAGCCAGCCTGTTCACGTATGCCACTCGCGATCTCTGCTGGACTGGTTCTGGCTATGGCTCTTGCTCTGTAATGATTGACGAGGTGATCTCGGATGGCCGTTAAGAAGGCGCGTTCCGTCCGGGTGTCCGATTCCCTGTGGCAAGCGGTCAAAGATAAGGCGCAAGCCGATCAGAAATCCGTCAGCGAAGTCATCGTGGATGCTCTGAAAGCCTACGTGCGATGAATTGGTGGCATCTAATCTCTGCGCCTTTGGCTGGCATCCTTGCTCTGGCTTACGGTCGTCGGATCTGGTTCTGGTTTGCTGTGGGTCTATTCTTTGGATTCTGGTCTTTATTGATCGTGCTTCTGCCTAGAAAGGAGTTGCGCGTTCCCACTCTTCCCGATTGGTTCCTTGTCTATTGGGGCAATCGGGCGATTGCAAAGGAGATGCGATCTATCCGGGATCCATCCGATCTCCTTTAGCGAGAAATGCCCCCCACCGCCTGTTTATTGGCTGTGGGGGGTATTTTCATGCCTTGAGCGCCCTAGCGATTCCTTCTTCTAGGCTGATCTTTGGCTCGTAAATCTGGAACATCTTTGTGGGGTCGCCTACTCGGTATTCAACTCCGCTTGGCTTGCCTGGGTGCTTCTTGATCGGGGCGAGGTATCCCTGCGCCAACATGATCATCTCTGCGAGCTGGATGAATGAAGTCGGTCGACCGGTGCAAAGGTTCAAGGTTTGGATGTCGTTTGTGATCGCTTCGAACGTAGCTGCAACCACGTCGTCTATGTGAATAAAGTCGCGCACTTGCTCGCCTGTTCCCCATACTTCGAATGGGTCGAGTTTGGCTTTGCCGCGTGCGATCAAGGATGGGAATGGATAATCCATCGCTTGGTCGCTGCCATATCCGCTAAATGGGCGCAGGATGTTGACCTTGATTCCTTCTGCTCTGGCGTATCTGGCTAAAGTTTCGCCGGTCAATTTCGCCCATCCGTAGCTGAAGTCCGGGGTTCGAATGTGGTCGAGATTGATGTCGCCTTCTCGAAGTCGTTGCTGGTAGGCGGCTCTTTGCAAATAGATCGGGTAAGCCGCCGAGCTGCTGTAATAAACCAGATGCTTCGGCTTGGTTCTTACCGCCCACTGGAACATGTCGCTGTCTATCGCGAGGTCGCTGGCAACGGCCAAAGGGTTCCCTTCGATCGTGGCCCTGCCCCCGACGATCGCGGCGAGGTGAATAACGACGTCGTATCTGGTGTCGTCCTTCTTGAAGAAATCCCTGCAATCGATGCCGTTTGCGATGTCGATTCCGGTGATGTCATGGCCTTTGTCGTCTAGTGCTCTGTGGAAGGCGCGGCCAACGAAGCCGGCATCTCCTGTTATAAGAATTTTCATATGAGCCATTCTGCCAGGTATTTGTCGCTTCCTGATTCGGCCTTTGCCATCGTCTGGTCAATGCTGAAAACGAAGCGGTCGTCTGCTTCCAAAGCCGCCCCTATGTGGTGCAAGGTTGCCTTCTTGCCGATCGGGAATGGCCGGCGTCTGCTCTTTCCTTCTGTGGGGGTTTCGTAGCTCTCATCGTGGATCAGGGTTGCGCCCTTGATCAACGGCCAAATATGGGCCGCTAGCCAGTCCTGGTCTTGCGTGTAGTAATTCTGGGCTTCTGGTGGTATGAAATATGGAATGGCCCGGGTTCGAGCTGCAAACATGCCAGCGCTGATCTGGTAATTGTGGCCTGTGGGGTGGTCTTTCATAACGTGGAAATCGAGGCCGCTTGCCAGAAACTCTTCGTGTGCGATCCGTTCCCGGTGCGTCAGCCTAGCGTCTGCATCGCGGCTGAGAACGATGTCGAATTCCTGATCGGTCAAAGCCTGAAATCGCCAGAGTTTGGCTGTGTGGTCTTCTGGCCCTGGCTGGTCTACGAGCTGCACGTGGGGAAATAGGCGAAGGGTTTGTTTGATGGATTCTGGAACCGAGGCCCCGGTGTAGAAGCGCAGGGTGAATCCTTTGAAGTGCCTGGTTGCCAGAATTGCGTTCTTGATCGCGCCGATCGTGTATCGCTCTTCGTTGCCGTATAAAGAGTACGCGATGAGCTGCTTCATGGCCTTAGTTTGCGCTTTAGCAATTCGTAGGCTTCGCTCTGAATGTAGTTCTGGTAGGCGAGCGCGTCGAATGAATATATTTCGGTTGCGTTGACTTCCTTGTATCCCTCATCCCATTCCGCTTTGCCTGCAATCGGGTGCATGTGCTCAACAATAACGTGATCGAGATAAGTCAGCGCTCCTAAATCCTGGCCTAGTTTCTTCCAGAAGTTATCAAGGTATAAATGCTTCATCTTTGGCGGAACCATGCCATCAAGCGCTTTGACGATGTCGCTGGTCATCGCGATCATGGTTGGAAGTCGTTCCTTCTGAAGCAAGTCGTTGCCGTAGGCCATTGACGGCCGCCGTTGCATTGCCTGGATAAGAAGTGCATCCCATCCGGCTGTGCGTGGGCGGTGGTCGTCGCCGAGGAAGGCGAAGTATTTATATTCGCCCTTCTTTGCGATCGCACTGGCTGCCTTGTTTATTGGGTAAGCCATGCCCCGGGTTTCGTTCTCGATCGTCATGCACTTGTCTGCGCCTACTTCGTATTCGTAGGCATCGTGCTCTGGGTCGTTTGCGTCAATAACGAAGAGAATGTCTGAATGTGTGGAAAGGCTATCGTGCTCTGCCAATAGTTCGACTGCGTTGCGTGGGCGTCCTCTGGTTGGTACGAGGATAATCATTTCGTTCATTTGTCTGTCGCAATCTCGCCGGCGATGCTGGCGTATGCCGCTAAATCTACGAATGAGTCCAGGGTTTCTGTTTCCATCAAGCGTGCGACTTTAACTAGCGCCATGCATATTGCCACTTGCTGTGGGGTTATTTCGTGCTCCAGATATGTCGTCCATAAGTCTGCAATTCTGGAGTGGTTGGTCTTTGGATCGCCGTATGTTTGCTGGCGGTCTTTGGCTGTGAGTCGAGCTGCTTCTTGAAGAATTTCCCCCCGATTCATCGACTACTTTGCTCCGCGTCCGAATTCGATCGCCTTTGGATCGATGGCCTTCAAGATTGGGCCGGCGACTGCTGCGATTCCTGCTGCAAGGTATTCCTTGAGTGGGCGGTTCGGATCTGCAAGATAAAGAGCTGCGATTGCTGCTGCTCCTGCTCGCAGGTAGGTCATTGCAATTGCTTCGAGTTTGTTCTTATCCATTTGCGATCTCCTTAAATTTGGGGCGTCCAAATCCTACGATAAAGACTGGAAGCGATGGGTTTACCTTGCCGCGATTCTTCTTCTTGAATGCTCGTATCTTCTGGCAAACTTCACCGCCGTTGCGCTGATCGCCCTTCTTATCTGGGCTGGTGTTGCCTTCGATGCAGGTGACTGTGCCGTTGCCGTTATTTGTGATCACGATTCCAACGTGTGAAATGCGATCGAGCGCATCTCCTGGGAAATCAAAGAAGACGATATCGCCTGGCTGTGGATCTGCTGCTTCTGCAAGTGTCCAGGCCTTCTTGTCCATGAATGCTGTTGCTCCTGCTGGCGTGTAGACGCAGTTTGGAATCTTGACGCCGGCTTGCTTTGCGCACCAGTTCACGAATGCTCCGCACCAGGGTTGGTTTGCCTTCTGGTATTTTGTTTGGTTATCTGCTGGCCCTTCGATGTAGCCGAGTTCTGCTTTGGCTACTTCGATAAACTTATCGAGTTGGTTCACTTGCTTCCCCTTCTTGCTGCTGCTTCGGTTTAGATTTTAGCCCATTGGCACTCAGTATTCCTGCAAGCGTGCCGGTCAGAAAGACGCACAATGTGGAAACTAGATCGATGAAGGCTGCATCGTTTGGGGCCTGCGCCATCGGTTGGGTAATGAAAAGCAGGGCGTATAAGAGGCTGAAAACGGAGCCGGCGAAGACGATTGCCAGAATGATGCCGATCGTTACGATCAGGCGTGCGTGAAGTTCTTCGGGCGTGAAACGCTTTCTAGCCATTTTGTGTGTCCACTTCTGGGAGAAGGTCTTTCGTGCATTGGCCAATCGCTTCGCATCGCGGTGGCTTGCACTCTGGGTTGCTCCAGTTTTCATATTCCTGGCATGGATATCGAACCCATCCCTGATATCCGCATCCGCTAACGCTTACGGCGATCGCTGTTGCTAAGGAGCAGGCTATAAACTTCATCGAGGCGCTTTTCCAATCGGTTCACTTGGTCTTTGACTGAGCTGCCCCCATTTGGTTTTAATTCTGCAAGGTAATGCTTGACGAGCCATCTGGTCATCGCGATAAAGGCTCCGCCGATCGTAAGAAGTGAAACCGTCAGAGCTGCGTAATCCTGGGCGGTCATTGGTTTACTTCCAGAACATAAACGAGCGCAGTTCCGGTGTTGGTTACGGCCCATACTTCTGTCGTCGCTGGCAGGTGCATCACGTCGTGGGTATTGTTATCGACTTTGACTCCGTTTGAAGTGCTAACGGTGTTATCTCCGCCGATCCAAATGTTGCCAGATTCGTTATGAATGTGGACTTCCCTGAAAATGTTGCCGGTTGCAACGATCTTCGTGGGGCTAGTCGTTACTGTGACTTGCGATGTGCGCACGTTTCTCTCCTGGTTTCTTCTGGATCCCCGATGCTTCTACTTCGTCGACTGCGTCGTCGATCGTCCGGGTTGGTTCCCGGGTGCAATCGCCTTCTTGGTATCCCATTTAAGAGATAACAGTCCATTCTTGATCTTCTTCATTCCATCGATAAATGTTTTCAGTTCCAGATGGCATTGGCACTGGCGCTTCCCACCCGGAACCGTTGCGTGTCCATGATGGGTAAGGCTGAGGCGATACGAAGATATCTTCTTCTTCATTGTATGAGTACCCAATGCCTGCATAAACTCCGCGTATGTTTGCGTTATAAGACGTGCGCACGCATCGCTGCCCACGAAATTCTGCATAGTGGGCTTCCCAGTCAGAGATGCCATCTACCACTTCATCTTCGTTGCGTCCGACGATTACTTCTGTGACGATATTGTTTTCATCTAGAAATGCATAGTGTGCCATTAGAAAGTTACGCTCCCTGTTCCTGCGGTGAATTTATAGTATTTGAATCCGCCTGTTGTGTATTTTACATAAGATAACCCACCACCGATGGATGTTAAGTCTGGAATAGTATCGGCATATTTTAGAATAATAATTCCCGACCCTCCGTTGCCAGCAGTAATTGGGAAGGCTTCTGTATTACTTCCTGCTCCTGCGCCTCCGCCTGTGTTTGCAGTTCCGGCGGTTCCACCGACTTTATTAGCATTCGCACCTGCGCCACCGCCGCCGTTTCCTCCTGCTCCACCGCCATAACCGTTTGAAGAATTACCGCCACCCCCTGCGTAGAAATATGTTCCACCGACATTCTGTCCGGAGCTTGTTGCTGCGCCCCAGGATGAGAAAGCGGATGAACCCACGCCACCTGCAACTAAGCCGCTGCTTCCGTTTCCTCCAGCAGCACCTGCTCCACCGCCAGAACCTGAATAAAAGTTCCCACCGGTTCCAGCGGTTCCTCCTGCGTTGCCTTGTCCTGAAGTTGGTGATCCTCCAGAGCCTGTATTTGTTGATCCGCCTCCACCCGATCCACCCGAGAATCCGTTTGTTGAATCAAAGCCGCCACCCCTTCCGCCACCGACGGCAGCGGTTAATGGCCCGAATGAAGAATTCACTCCGTTAGTTGGATTAGACGCATACGAATATGCACCATTTGAAGAAACACCACCGGTTCCGCCAGCACCCACTGTTACTGTGTAAGAAGAAACTGCTCGTAAGTCTTGAGAAGTAAAAGATAAAAGTCCACCAGCGCCACCGCCGCCTGCTGATGCACTGGAAAGTCCACCGGGGCCACCGCCAGCAATAATTAAAACGTCATAAATTGGATTGTATGGATCATTGCCTGCCAGCAGGCTTCGGCTCTTTGTTTTGTTTTTTAAACTAATGACTGCCATTACCAGTTCACCGTTCCTGTTCCTGCTGTGAATGAATATATTTTATATCCGGTTACTGTGGTTTGTGTGTAGGTAAGTCCTCCAGAAATTGTTAAATCTCCAGCGCTGTCTGCATATTTAAGAATAACGATTCCTGATCCACCGTTGCCGCCTTGCGTTCCTCCGCCGCCTGATCCGCCTCCGCCGCGATTTGTGGATCCATTTTGTGCTGTTGCAGTTGAATTAACCCATGAACCACCTACGCCGGAACCGCCAGCGACATCTCCTGCCGTTGCTGCTCCTGCTCCGCCTCCTCCGTAGAAGAGTGAAGTTCCGGTGATCGAGTTTGCTGTTCCTGTTCCTCCGCCGCCGCCGTTATTTCCTGATCCTGATCCGCCAGAGCCGCCTGATCCACCGCCGCCTCCTGCGCCATAGCTTCCTGTGCCGCCATTGCCGCCGCCGCTATTTCCTTGCGATGGTGATGTTGAAGGCGTGTTTCCTGATCCTGCGCTTCCTGAATAATAAGCAATCGCTCCGCCGCCGGATCCTCCAGATGCTCCGTTTGGGTACGCTCCTGTTGGGCCTGTTCCTCCTCGACCACCGCCGGTTGATGTGATGGTTGAGAAAACTGAATCAGCTCCATTTCCATTGGAAACGTATCCGGTTCCTCCTGCTCCAACGGTTACGGTGTATGAAGTTCCTCCTGCAACTGAGAAACTAGCTGCAGTTCTGTATCCGCCTGCTCCTCCTCCGCCACCGCGACCACCGTCTGCTCCTCCTCCACCGCCTCCGGCAAGGACAAGGTATTCAACTGTTGAAGGTGCTGGAGAATATGGAGCGTTTCCAACAAGAAGTTTAGAATTAATTACTTTAGTTTTCATAGATGAAATAGCCATTAGCCCACCGCCGATTTTAGATAACGAACAATAACAACACCCGAACCGCCGCTTCGCGTTATACCGCTATCCCATACTCCGCCTGCGCCTCCACCGGTTAAAGCGGAACCATTTGATGAGCCTGAATTTTGATATTCACCGTTACCGCCTCCGCCAGAACCTCCGACGCCTGTTGGTAGAAATCCTGATCC